TTCTTCTTGCAGCCTCACGAGAAATGTATTCGTCACGGAGTTTCAACTTACCTGCCGTGTATTCTGCATCGCCAGGCAACGATGTATCCGCATACATAAGCTGGGCAAATGCCTCGATGATGTTTCCATCATCATTGGAGAACTCATAATGGTCTCCTACAGCCACAGGAACACATTCATCGAGCGCAGCGTACATTGATGTACCGATAGAGTATTCAATACCCCATGTACCGGCAATGTTCGCAATCTTGATGAAAGGAAGCGAGCCTCTCTGTAAATGCTTCTTGATATCAGCAGGGATATCCTCTCTGAGTGAAGCAACTTCTTTCTTAGACAAGCTCTTGCTGAACTTCAGCACGGTGAAGTGTCTTGTCTTGATAGTCTTTCCAAATGGTAATGCCATGATAACAATATTTTAAAGTTCAACTTTTATTTTCTTATACTCGAAATCTGTGCAAGATGGATTCTCCTCAGAAGTAAACCTAATCTCATTAGGGTGGTTACAAGCTCCATTCTTGAAGAAGAAGCAATCCTTGCAAGTGTAATCAGTCTGTTACATGTTCCTTACGTTTTTGATATTCCATCAATGTCAAGATACAATAGTTAGCGCAGTCAAGAAGAGCATCTTCCAATGGCTCATTAGCGACTTGCGCCTCATTATCCTTCAACGTCTTGATACGATTCACTTTCTCTCGTATCTTTCCGTAGCCGTAGTTGATACCAAGCTCATCATACATTTCGGAAAAAGCATTCCCATAATCGTGATTCTTACGCTTGTAGGTATCACTCATCTTGTCGGTGATAGACTTGAATGTTTTAGCATCTTCAGCAGATGAACACTCGTGTATCTTTGGTTCAAGATTTTCTTTATTCAAAATTTCTCCACGTTTCATAATATCTTTAACTGAAAGCATGAAGACCTCGTTTTTAATCTCGTCACAAGTTACTTTTACAAATAAACAACAAGAATTGTCAATGGAAGGAATAAAACACCAAATCGGACTATCTATAACCTTAAAAATAGGACGGGTTGGGGTTGTAATGATTTTAAATCCACCACGAATCTCTAAATCTGTTTTGTACCTTGGTAATACAGGGTAGTCTTCGCCCATTATTTGATAATGACGAAATCTTGCCACCTCTTCTTCGTATTCTCTCACTCTGAACGGAAGAGCAAACTCTAATCCTATCTTAATATCTTCTTTCTTAATCATAAGCTATTTCCTTCTATATTAAACACCATAACAAAACCAAAGTAAACCAGCAACTTTCATCTCTTTTTCAGAAAGCAATTCAAAACAATCAAGGTTATAATCCTTACTGACACAAACCCTAATTGGAGGTGCAAATTGTTTTTGTTTCACAGCGATTGTATATAATGATTCATTGGGGAAAACTGAATTTACATCCTCAACAACCGCGCACATAACCATGTCATCTTTTCTGACTTCCGCATAACTTTCTATTTTCTGCTTTAGCTTTCCATCGGAATTATTTATAAAAAACTCTTTTGGCGCAAGGCAAATGTCACCAAGTTTTAATTTCTCGTTTTTATCCATAAGCTATTCCTCCTTATCTTTTAGCTCAACGAAATCTCCAATACCCAAACGAGCCTTGTTGATGCAAGACGCAATCCAACCAATCAAGTAGGCAGAAGGCTCGTCGCCGTGTTCCATACCAATAGCGTCCTCGATGGCATCGCAAGCGTGAGAAGCCTCATGGCAGCAGTAGTCCATCGACATATCCTTCTGGCACTGGAACGAAACAAGAACACCGCGCCTCCTGTCGCTCTTCCTGACAGTATCGGTATACGTAACGCCGCCGTAATCACTATCTGGAGCATTGCACCCGTCAAAACAGGAATCTATCAGCTCTTTCAGGTCTTTACCGATGTGTACCCAAAGCTTCAAAGGGTAGATTCCGTTTCCATATTCGTAATATCCTTTCTTCTTCATACCTCATCGTTTTTATGCTTCTCCCACCCTGCTTTTGAAAAGGCATACCAAGTATCACAAATGTCTAGAGCAAGAACGTCTCCTTGATTAATACATAAATCGCTTTTAATACCTTCAACATGAACATACATCACTGCTAAAGCATCATAAGGATTACTACGACCTTCTATAAACGGATTTTTAAATAACTTGGTCTTGTATACACTAGTAACAATAGGCACTTGAAGAACATCTGAAATATTCTCTGTGCTAATCTCTATCGACTTCTTAAACTTCTTCATATTCTCAACTATTTTAAATGTAACCTACCAATATGCCACTTTGAGCAAACCTTGCATAAGTAAGGATGCCAGCCGAGTGCCTTCAATCTCGGACTATGATTCAGAAACTCCCAAGCATCATCCTCTGTCTCGTATGCGACCTTCGCCTTCCATGAATGAACCTTTCTAGTCCAATGCTCGGGGTCTGGCTTGAACGGTGGAACCTTGTTCGGATTGTGATGTCTTCTCATAGGCACTTGAATGAAACACTGTTCAACGTTCTGTTCACCACAATCTCCTTATCGTTGCACATGATCCTCATGCACTCCAGGGCATCATCGCGGACAGCAATCATAATCTCCTGCATCGAAGCGGTGGCCGGAACAATATTCCCATCAGCCTTCTTCTTCGTGATACGGGAGATAATCTCCTTTATATATTCCTTGTCTATCATAGAAATCTGTTTTATAACCGTTAATCATCAGACTGAATGAAGCTCTCAGGCTGCTTGATGTCCTCCTCACCACGCAATTTATTCTTCACGTCATTGATGAGAAGCTCCTGCTTCAGGTCAATCATCTGCGCGCCGTACACCTGATAGGTCATTCCGCCCTGTGACCTCTTCTTGAAGAAGCCGTACTTGTCGCTCATATCACGCCCGAACTTCTGGATCGTAGGGATATCCTTCTCCTCGACATCGTTGGCCTTGCAGAACTCGACGAATCTCTCGTACATCTCCTTGGCAAGCATGCATTCCGAAATCTCGCCCCTCGCCTCTTGGCTGCACCTCATATCATACGCCCTTATCCAGGCATAGATAGGATTGCTTCCGAGAAGGGAGATAAGCAGCTGTCTCCTGCTGCCCTCAGCTGCCGGGAACCTGTACTTCCTGCTCCTCAGCTCCATCGCGCCACGGAATATCCAGTTGAACACTCCGCTCAGCTCCTCACGGATGATCTTGCTCGCAAGATCCGGGTCCTGCCTCTCCTTAGGGATGGTGACATCGAAGCTCACGTACTGCAAGCGTCTGATGAATCCGAGCGAAGCATCGTCTGGGAACGGAAGCTCATTGAGGTTGAAGATGAGGTAGGGGATTGAGTTCCCCTCCAGGATATCCCTGCCGAGCTTTCTCATCGGGACGGGCTCACCGCTCACGAGTCTCTTGAACATACCGGTGTTCTTCCTTCCGAACTTCTTCGGGTCGGAATCGGAAGACCAGTTGAAGATGGCGTTCCTTATTGGATACCTTCCCCTCATTCCCTCGTCGCCGTCGGCAGTGAGGTCAGCGTAGTCCATCTTGCTTATCCTGTCCTTGCCGAATATGTTGCAGGCAACGTCGAAGATGACGCTCTTTCCGTTGGCTCCCGTACCTATAAGGAGAAGGCAGAGCTCAATCTTCGATGATTCCTTCCCCTCGTACGGATTGTATGCAGTACCTCTCTGTATGAGACCGAGACCGAGGAACATCTGGAGGATCATCCTTGACGTCCTGTCCGGAAGGACCTCCTTGATGAAGTTCATCCACCTGTCACACTTCGCCTTCGGATTGTAGTCGTAAGGATGATAGTATGTGACATGGTACTCGGGAGAGAACGGCATCACGTTCGGATACTTCAGACCGCTGCCGAAGTCAACAACTCCGTTTGCGAATGCAACGATGTCAAAGGTAGGTCTCAGTATGTTGTAGCACTCTATCACATCCATGAACGACTTGTTCATCACCGTACTGATGCCGAGCATCGGAGCCATGGCCAGGTCGAGGAGCAGAAGCTGGTAAGCCTGTTCCAAAACTATCTTCGGAACAGCTTCGTATATCTTGCCGTTGAACATGTAGTAAGAACCGTTGTAGTACTTCACAGGAGCCTTCTTCGCCAGACGTCTCATTGACCTGATGAAATTGGACTTCAGCTTGTTGTACTTCTCAGAGTTCGCCTTACCCCAGTCCTGACAACGGAGCTCTTCGAAGCCGTACTCGTCATGCCTCGAAAGGTCAAGCAGATGAGCGTGCAATGTGTCTATAGCAATACCATTTTCCATTTATGTACAATAATAATATTAATTTTCCGTTATTGTGTAGGATAAACCCCGATAAACAGGGGCTTTCTGAAGGATAACACGTGTCAGGTCGTCCTTATAACATGTCGTCCATAAAATATCGACAATACAAAGATACAGATAATATCCTGAATATCCGGTAAAACCCTAGTAAATAAAGGGTATAAATATACATTTTAGGTATACATTAAATGAAGGATAGGTATACATTTATGGTTTGGTCTGCAAAGTAAGAGTTTATGGTATCAAATGTTAATAAATAACAAATGAATGAATATGCAGAATTACCATTTATGGTGGAAAGTAATTAAACTTTACAAAAAGGCTGAAAAATCGGAAGAAAAAATTTTTAGATGAGGTGACTACCGTGCTGATTTATAGCTACAAAGGGGGTATGGGGGTGTTTCTTCTGAAATTATTACATTTTATGTCGGTTTATATAGTGAAAACCTGCGTGAAACAATGTTTTTGTAATTATTTAAAATTGTCGGTTTATATATAAAAAAATTTATGTAACTCCTTGATAATCAGCACTTTATAATGTTGTTTATATTCATTTTTTTGCATAATTATGCATTATCAATAAAGCGTGAAACATCAAAACTTATTACAATATACTTTACCAAAAAAATGTTACAATAATAACGTACTGGCTAAATGTTAAAATCTTAACATTTAGTGCTTATGTAGTTAGATATACGAAAGTAAAACGTAATATATTAATACTTTGCGGCAAAGTGTTAAACCTATAACTACCTATATATCAATATGTTACAACGTCTTTAAGGGTTGATTTTTAACATAAAAAATTTGCTTTTTCCAATAAATTTTCGTACCTTTGCAGTACAAAAAGAAAGAGATAGGACACTATCTTATAAGTAACATTTAAACAATTTAGATATGAAAGATTTAGAAATGAAAGGTGCTCAAGGCTACGAGCACGTAAGTACTACGGTTGCAAGTTATGTAACTGAGTGCAAAGGTAGCGCAGTCTTATCGCAGAGTTTAGAAGTTCTTAATAGTTACCGCAAAAAGCTATTAAGCGAGTGCAAAGATAGCGAAGTTGTAAGCGCAAAGAAAGAGCTAGAGAAAGCACGTGCTAAGTACAACAAATTAGCAACAAATTACGTGCTTTCAGATAAGAGCTATTGCAATTTGCAGACTGAGTGTGTTCGCTCTGCTGTTAGCGAGTTTTCCCGCAAACATAAATTACCTAATTTCTTTGCGTGGTTTGATAGCAACAATAAGGACGTGCAAACGTCTATTATTGATAGCTTACAAAGATTAGGTAGTAAGTTGTGCTCTTTGCACCAATCATTTGCAAGCGGTGCAAAGGTAGCAAAGAAAAAGTCTGAGTCTATTACAGACTTACAGAAACAAATTGCAGAGTTACAGGCTAAACTAGCAGCAGCGCAAAAGTAACACAAACAAGGTAGCTAGAGAAATCTAGCTATCTAGTTTTTCCCGCTCACTATCTGACCGGTAGCCAGTGGGAAATTTTACTCCAGGTTTTTCAACTTGGAGCGGGTCGTCGTACCCTTATTTTTCCTATCACGTTTAAGCGTACATTTGCGGGTCGGTGCCGCATAAGGGAACAAAACAGAAATTTTGGTATTATTCCAGAGAGAGAATTTATTC